AGGAGTCTTGTTTTTAGTTTTTTCCATATGCTATACCTCCTTCATGGATAATTGTTTCGCATAATCTTCGAGTGGCACGTTTAGCTTTTTAGCTATTGCTACCTGTGAAGACGTGAGCTTCACGGTTTTGCGACCAGGTTTTATACTTCTAGCAGCTGATGAAGTCGCAGAAGCAACCGTCTGAACGGTTCTGTTCGGTTTAGATTCACTCTTATCAAATTTATGAGGAAAGTCAACCCTAATACGCGTGTCTATTTCCTTATAATATTCGTCAGATTTTGGATCGAAACCTTCTTTTTCCACGAGATCTTTATGAATCTCAAAGGCAGTAAAGGTCATAGCTCTATCTGAGCCAAACCAATTATTCTTTTCTGCCCAAGATTCCGCTTTAGGATCTGGTGTTCCTTTAGCAGCTTGTTCTCTTGGAAGGGTTGAAGGCGTTTCCCTATATCTAAGATGATCCTGCTCCTCAGGAGTCTTAGGTTTGTTATCTTCTCTATATTTTTCAGCAGCAGTTAATCTAGCTTCTTCTATAGATAATGCAGCGATCTTTTTATTTGCTAAAACTTGTTTAGCAGCATCGCCTGTTTCAATAGAATTAGCTAATTCTTCTTGTGCTGATTTTAATTGTTGAGAGACTTTATCTGAGAAAGCTTTATCATACTTTTCTTCAGTAGTTCTAAACTTGTCAGCCATCATTGCGACTTCACGTTTAGCACCCTGTGCATAATCAAGCGCAGCTTTTTCTCTACGCTCGGCTTCTCTCATTTTTCTAGTTAGTTTAGCAATACGTTTATTAACGCCTTCACTATACTCTTCTAGTTTTTGTTCTTCTGCTGGCTCTTGTTCCGTTTTTTCTGGTTCTGCTGGTACTTCAGTAACTTTCGCTGGCTCTTGTTCCGGTTCCGTTGTAACTTCGGGTGCTGGTGCTTCGTCTTTTGTTACCGTATCTTCTGGTAAATCGACTTCGGCCCCTGGACCTGTTGTGTCAAGTGGAACTAACTTTTCTTCTTTTTGATTGTCTGATTGTTGTTCTTGATCAGGCATAGTTTCCTCCTATGTATTAAATTAGAACTCATGGACTATATCCTCTGGGTTCTTAATTGTCGCGATGATTTCATCATCGTTTAACAGTCGTACTTCTCCACCTTCTATCTTAAACCGAGATCCTGCATACCGGGCAAATATTACCCAGTCTCCCTTTTTGCACCACGGACCATCGGGAAATTTTTCTTTATCTCTATAACAATCGGGACCCATCTCTAGTATGTTTCCACATACTGTAGCGAGTTGTTGTCTCTCGACTTGTTCATCGGAATAAAGAATTCCTCCTTTAGTTTTTTTCTTCCCTTTAAAAGGAAGAACTAAAATTCTCCAACCAGTTGGTTTAGGCAACTTGGCTGATTCTTCGTCGTATTTATCTAATAATGCTGATTTAATTTTTGGTTTGTCTGTCGTTGATGTCGATGACGTTTCCTGTGTGTTTTTCATATTGCTCCTTTTTTTCAAGCAGGTTGGAAATCTCCTGTAAGATTGCTTCGTAAGCGTTTATCTGTCCTAACATATACTTATAAGATTCGAAATTGTCAACCCCTGCACCTGAAGTAAGTGCTAAGGTAACTGCATCGACGGTATGTTTAATTTGTCTTTTTAACTTTATTATTTCATCCATTAGGATTTTTTATTTTCTTTAGCCATTTTTTTAAAAGTTTTAGCTAATGCTTTAGCACGACCGGTACAACCCTTTTTCGTGATTGGTGTACATTTTCCTTTAGTACCCCGTTTTTTAATAGATGCTGTTGCATCTTGAATCCAATTATCTTTACTACCACCAGATTTAGCTCCAACTCTTATTGGAACTCCACCACTTGGATAGTAGTCTTTATTAGCACTAAAATATTTAGGCATAGCTTTAGCGCTGTTATCTTGGTATCCGCCTCCAGAACCACCATGTCTATAGTTAGCTCTTTTGCTTCTTCCTTTAATTTCTGCTCCAGGCATTATTTTATTTGTATGCCGACTTTTTTGCCGCTCATAACCTTACCAGCTGAACCACCGTGAGAGAAACCAGCACGACCACCTTTTTTGTAGCCTTTGTCTAATTCTCCAACAACTCTTCTTTTTTCAGCTCTACGATTAGGATTAGATTTTTCTGCATCTATCCGACCTACTTCTTCAAGTAGATTCATTCTTCCTGAGTTTGCCATTTTAGCTCCTTATTATTTATTAAGATTTATCCATTGTAGACACAGAGGAATAAGCTCTTTTGCCCATAGCTTTTTCCATACCTTTAGACTCATCTCTTCTAGCTTTTAAACTTTGAGATTTTTTGCCATTTCGTGCGCCTAATGATTCATCCAGTCTGTCGTTATAACCTTGAGATTTTCCGCCAGTAGATTTTTTAGTTCTACTTGCATATGGAAACCTAACGTTACTTCTAACTCCGTTCTGTCTCATTATTTTTTTCCTCCGTTTTTAAATATCTGTGTACCCTTTATACCATAAATGCTGGCAACCACAAGGATCCATAAATTCGTAAACCAGCTCGGCAATGCTTGAAAATGCTCAAAAAAGACTTTTATTTTGTCCATTGCCTGGGCATCGTCTGAAAAGACTCCATATGCGAGCACCACGATGGGCAACGTAAGAATTATCAAAACCGCCTCGTCCTTGTAATCTGACTGACGGGCTTCTAATAATTTGCCCTGGTAAGCTTCCTCACCACGAGCTTGTCGTTCTGCATGTAATACCTGTGCGTCAGACATTGCAATTTTTGCCTTTTGCTTGTTAGCGTAAATTTTGCTGCCTGCGTTTAAAGCAAGTTTAATTGCCGAAAGCCACATAAGTTAATACCATTTAACTTTTGACTTTTTTTCAGCAAGCATTCTTCTTTGACCACCAACTTTGTTTACTGTTGGGATCTCTTCAGGAATTTTAATCTCAACACCACCTTTTAGGTATCCATCTTTATTGATGAATTGTTTTTGATCGATTCCTTTGTAGAATGGTTCTTTACCGTTCTTTGCCATATATCCTCCTAAGATTTTGGACCTTTTAGTGTTTTAACATCTTTACGTTTCATATTAGCAATATCCATTTTAGTGACATCAGTCATATGTTGTTTTGTTAAAGATGTATCAGCTCTTAGTATAGCTAATTCTTCGTTTTGTTCAAGCTTATCATCCTCAATACCTTCTCTAGATAGTATTTTAGCTTGTTCTACTGCTTTTCTTTGCTCCATTTCGTCTTGTTTTCTTACTGCATCCATAGCTTTAAGATCAACTTCTCTAGCTTTTAGTTTTAATAATGGATCATGATCAAATTGAGAAGTAATAGTTTTCTCTTCCTTCATGAACTCTTCCATATATTCAGCAATCAAAACAGCTTTTCTAGCTTCTATCTTTTGAGTTAGTTCTACCATGATAGGTTCTAACTGTTGTTGGGCTTTTGGATTCTGTTGCATCATTTGTTGAATTTGTTGAATCTTAGCAAACTCTTCTTTGAATTCCATTTGGACTTGTTCTTGTGACATCAATGAAATGTGTTCTAAAATGTTTTTCTCCATTGCAGCCATGACGGTAGGATTATTACGAACCATGTTTAAAGCCATAAAATGTAAGTGCGCACTAACGTGTGCTCTATGATCTTGACCAATATATGCTTGGAAAGGTTTCATTGCTAAAGCATCAATGTGCTCTAACGCCGGATCTTTCGGCATAGGTGGTTTAGGTGGTGGTAAGACTCTATCGATATCTTTCACCCCTAAAGCATTATACATAGTTCTATATGCTTCGTATAAATTGTGCATTTGTGGGTTAGACATAGCTAACTGTAATTCAGTTTGTGCCATGCTTATTCGTTGCGTTTGTGAAAATATATTCGGGTCCGCAACAGGAAGTATATCAATCCTAGCGTCAAAGTCAGCTGCCTTGATAGTTCTCTGTGCACCAACAACATCGTAAGGATATTCAGGTGGTAGAGAAGTAGCAAATAGTTTTGCAAGTAATTGAAACTCTTCTTTAAGAGATGCATACAATCTTTTATGTATTGCACTCATAACTCTAGAGCCTCTTTCTAGTAATGCTACAGTTGTTCCAACTGCAGCGTTTTGGTTTCCATCACCAACTTGTGAGTCAGCAATAGATGCAAATCGTTGGCCTGCTTGTACTACTGTTGCAAGTAGTTGAAAAAGAACCGGAGAAGGTTCTTTATAAGGCAGGTTCATAAATGAATCTTTTAAACTTCCACCAGGAGCATCAACGTCTCTCCATTCTCCTGGTTGTAGAGGAGACGCATCATCTCTAATTCTGATACCTCTCATTTTAAATCCAGCTGGTAAATTTGATAAAGTTCCAGCGTCTAATAATTGGCGGAGAGCTACCGTTGCGGTTCTGCTCAATCCGCCAATCATATGTATTAATCCGAAACCATAAAACCCTAGTCCAGGCAGAAATTTGAAATGGACGAAATATTGGGTTTTTGTTTTAGTCGGATCGTCGGGCGCATAGTTCCTTCTAATAGAAAGAACTGTACGGCTACCTGCATCGATGGTTACGATATAAGGTAGTTTGATACCTGTTGGTTCTTGAGTTTGTGGATTAACGTCCTCAAAACCCTCTAGGTCCAAATTGGTGTGACACTCAAATAGAGTGTAAATATCTTCAGGTTTAGTTTTCTTTTGCCCATCTAATTCTCTTTCTTTTGATTTTAATGGATCTTCAAACATTTGTGGTGAGCCTAATTCTATATCTCTATAGAATCCAGCATATTGTTGTTTCTTAATTTCATTACCTGACATTTTTAAAACGTGGATAACACATTCAGCATCTTCAATATTAGTTGCACTATAAGGAACTAATAAATCATCTGCTTGTACAAATTGAGAAACTGCTTTTGCTTTTACTGTATCGTAAAAAACTTTTTTAAATGTAGAGCCAGCAAGAGGAAGATAAAATAACATTTTATCAAAGTCTTCATCATACCCATCCATCTCATTCATCAAAACATAATTCATGTAATTCTTAACACGTTTTGATTGTTGATCTTTTTGTGGTGTAGGAACTCCCAAAACTTGAGTTCTAACTGGACCATCTGCTGGTAATAATTCTTTATATGCTTGTGCTTGGAATTGTGTAACTGCTTCTGCTAATACTGGGTGAGTTGCACCACTAGCTCCTTGAAACGGTTGTGTTCTTTGTTGATACTTAAATCCAAGTAAGTCAAGCCCTTCAATATAAGTATGTTCCCAATCTTTTCTCGACATTTTATAATCCATATGTTTTTCATATAGATCAGATGCTAAAGGTCCTAAAATATTATCTGGAAGTATATCTGCTAAGTTTGCATAATGATCGTTAGGATCACCTGCTGGAATGTCATTTGGATCAAAATTAACTTCTGCTCCACCATCAGCTAATTCTGTAACTGCTGGTCCTTCTTCTGTAACTTGTTCATCAATAGTTACATCAACCTCAGGCGCAGCATCATCCCTATC